CGACGCAGCCTGCGGCGTGATCCTCGACACGCTGCGGGCCTCGGCGGTGCCGATGACCGGCGAGTCGCTCGTCGATCTGTGCGTGTCGCGTGGCATCAAGCCGCACGACCAGCGGGCATTCGGCAGCGTCTTCGGCACGCTCGCCCGCCGCGGCGCGATCGTCGCCGTGGGCTACGCGCCACGGCGGAAGGGACACGGCACCAGCGGCGCGAGGCTATGGGCGGCGAAGTAGTTGGAGCAAGCGTTGCACCAGGAAACATGGAGAGAGCGCCAGCACCGCGAGGAGATCGCAGCGCGGCGCAAGCAGGACGAGCAAAACCGCGATGAGCAAATGGAACAGTGCGTCATCGCATATGTGAGCTGGGTCCGCGATTTCGGGCCGAAGTCTTTTGAAGAGTTTTGTAGGGATTGGTTTCAGCGTCCGCACTAGGCGAAATGGAGTTCGCGAATGGACCGCGTAGACGTCTATATGCCGCTGTACGTGCGGGACTTTCTGACCGCCACGATCGGGTGGACCGCCGAGGAGCGCGGCCATTACCTCGTGCTGTTAATGCTGCAGTGGGACCGCGGGGCGCTGCCCGTCGAGCTCGACGGCCTGGAGCGACTGTCGCCTGGCGTCTCCAAGTGCTGGGCAATCGTCGAGCCGAAGTTCCCCGTCAACGCAGACGTCGGGCGGCAGAACCCGAAGCTCGAGGAACACCGGGCGAGGTGCCTTGAGCTTAAAAGCCGCCGGTCGCAGGCTGCGCAGTCTGCGGCGACCAGGAGATGGTCTGGCGATGCGTCACGCATCGCAAACGCATCGCAAACGCATCGCAAACGCACAGCAAAAATATGCCATCCAACGTCAACTCCAACTCCAACGTCAACTCCAGAAGGAGAAGACATTCAACCGGCTGCGCCGGTTCCCACGAGCAAGCCGGCTTCGCCGTCTGGCTCGCGGGCGAAGCCTGTCGTGTCGTGGTCTGCGGAAGCCGGGTGGGAGGGCATCAGCGACGCAGATCGTTCGGAGTGGCGTGACGCCTACCCGGGCGCGGTCCTCGACCAGGAGCTCGCGAAGGCCACCTCGTGGCTGCGGGCGAACCCCCAGCGGTGCGGGCGTCGCAACTGGCGGCGGTTCCTCGTGGGGTGGCTGCAGCGCTGCCAGGACAAGGGCGGGACGAACCGGGAGGCCGGCAATCGCCCCGCAGGCCCGCCCCCCGTCGATCCGACGCGCCGGCGGTTTTACCGATCGGACGCCGGCAGGAGCATGACGGACCGCGAGTACGAGGCGTGGAGGCGAGACGGTGCCGGCGGCGTCGTGACGGCTCTCGCGGCATCTCTATCGCTCGGGGGTGAGGCATGACGAACACGACCTGGCACCGGCAAAACACCGCGGTATGGCAGGCCATTCTCGCGCCGGCATTACCGCGCAGCCGGCCCGTCAACTGGCTCGAGGCCGGGAGCTACTCAGGCGGCAGCGCCTCGTGGGTGGCCGAGCACCTCCTGGGCTCCGACGGGACGATCACCTGCATCGACACATGGGGCGACGCGGAGGTCGAGGCGGCGTTCGATGCGTGGGCGTCCACGATGGAAGGCAGGGTCGTCAAGCGCAAAGGCCGCACGCAGGACATTCTGCCGACCCTGGATCGCGAGTCATACGACGGCGTGTACATCGACGCGGACCACGACGCCTCGGCGGTGCTGCGTGACGCGGTGCTGGCCTGGCCCCTTGTGCGGGTCGGCGGATTCATCGTGTTCGATGACTACCAGTGGACCCATCCCAACCACAAGGTCGGTCAGCTCGCGCCATCGATCGGAATAGACGCATTCTTATCGGCGTATCGTCTGCAGGTCGTGCAACTTCACTGCGGCACGCAGGTCATTGCGCGAAAGCGCCGCGCTAACAACCACGCATGGTGATCGCATGGGGAGAATGAGCCGCGAAAAAGGAAAGGCCGGCGAGCGCGAATGCGCCGCCGAGGTGACGCCGTTGTTTGGGCCTGCTCGCCGCGGCGTCCAATACGCCGGCGGACCCGAATCGCCCGACGTCCGCCTGTCCGATTCAGACCTACACATCGAGGTAAAGCGTGTCGAACGCCCGTCGCTATGGCAGTGGGTCACCCAAGCGCGACGCGACGCCGCCGGCCGGCCGTGGTGCATCTACACGCGAAAGAATCGCGAGGAACCGCTACTGATCATCCCGCTCGCGCACATGGTCGAGGTGGCGCGGCAGGTCGTGCTGCACAACGGCATGGGCGAGTACGCAGAGCAGCATGACCCAGTCGCCGACGGATGGGTCGGCAAGGACGGAATGCCGTGAACGACCAGGCACGAGAAAGGCTGGAGCGGCGCCGCGCCGGCACTGTCGCTCGGGGCCGCGCAACCACTGCCCGCGGGGCGGACGTCGGCGCCATACCGGGCGTCGGCGACCAGGCTCGTCGCGACAGGTGCGAGCGTGACCTACTTGCGTTTCTGGTCGAGTACTTCCCCAACTCGACCGGACTATCGCCGTTCTCCGACGACCACCGCCGCGTGATTGGACGCATTCAGGACTGCGTGCTCCGCGGCGGGCGATTCACCAACGCGGTGTATCGGGGCTTCGCGAAATCGACGATCTCCGAGCTGTCGCTGATATGGGCGGTCATCTACGGGCATCGCAAGTTCGGCGCGATTTTCGCGGCCGAAGCGAGCCTCGCCGACAAGGCGATCACATCGATCAAGACGGAGCTCTCGGACAACGACCTGCTCCTGGCCGACTTCCCCGAGGTGTGTGTCCCGGTACGCGCGCTCGAGGGCAAGCCGCAGCGATGCAGCTCGCAGACGGTCAACGGGCAGCGGACCCACATCGGGTGGAAAAAGGACACGATCGTGTTCCCGACGGTCGCCGGCTCGCGGGCGGCCGGCTCGATCGTAATGTCGAAGGGGCTCGGCGGCTCAATCCTCGGCCTGCGGTGGAAGTCGCCCGACGGCCGGCAGCTCCGGCCGGATTTTGTGCTCGTGGACGACCCGCAGACTCGCGAGAGCGCGCGTAGTCCGATGCAGTGCGAGACGCGGCTTGAGATTCTGACAAAGAGCGTGCTCAAGCTCGCCGGTCACCAGACGTCCATCGCGTGCGTCGTCAATGCGACGGTGATCGAGCACGACGATATGGTCGATCAATTGCTTGACACGGCCCGCTACCCGGCGTGGCAGGGCGAGCGGATTCCGATGGTGCGTCAGTGGTCCGAAGTCCACGAAACAATGTGGCTCGACAAGTACCGCGAGCTTCGCTGCTCATTCGCACCGGATATCGTCGGCGACCAAGCACGCGCCCACGCAACCGCGACGGACTACTACCTGGCGAACAGGGAGCAGATGGACGCCGGGTGCCAAGTCTCGTGGGCCTCGTGCTTCGACCCGGAGAGGGAGCACAGCGCGATCCAGCACGCATACAACGCGCTGATCGACGACGGCGAGGACGTATTCGCGAGCGAGTTCCAGCAACAACCGCTCCGCGACGAGGCGGCGACGCGGTCGATCTCGACGGAAGACGTCCGCTCGCACGTTATCGAGGTTCCGCGGTGGGTCGTGCCTCGCGGATTGAACACGCTCACGGCGATGATCGACGTACAGGAAAAACTCCTCTACTGGGCGGTGCTTGCCTGGGGACACGAGATGCGCGGCCACATCGTCGCGTATGGCACGTACCCCGACCAAAAACGCACCTATTTCACTTTGCGAGACGCGAGAAAGACGCTCGCGAAGGCCGCCGGCGTGGCGGGCGTGGAGGCCGGGATCCTCGCCGGCCTTGAGGCCGTGGCCGCGGAGCTGCTCGACCGCGTCTACATTCGCGAGGACGACGCCGCGGAGCTGCGGATTTCGCAAGCGCTTGTGGACGCCAACTGGGCGCAGACCCAAGGCACGGTGAGGGACTTCTGTCGGCGCAGCTCGTGGGGGCCGCGCATCATGCCGACGCACGGCCGGTTCGTCGGTGCGTCCAGCTCGACGCTCAGTGACAAGCGACCCGATAAGGGCGAGCGGGTCGGGTTCAACTGGCGCACCAGCACGATCGGCAGACTGCGCCACCTCCTCTTCGACACGAACTCGTGGAAGACGTTCGTCTCGAGCAGAATCCGCACGCCGCTCGGCGACCCGCAGTCCCTGACGATCCACGCCGGCTCGCACCAGATGCTCGCCGAGCAACTGTCGAGCGAGGTGCCTGTGAGGGTCGAGAGCAAAGAGCGCGTCGTCGATGAATGGCGGCTTGTGCCTGGACGCGACAACCACTGGCTCGACTGCATCGTCGGCGCCGCGGCCGGCGCTTCATTCACCGGCATATCGGCCACGGGCGCCGAGCTGCGACCACCTCCGCAGCGTCGCACGATCTCACGAGAAGAAATGGCCGCGCGACGGGCCGAGCTTATGCGTCGCCAGGGAGGATTGGGATGAGCGAGCCGCGGCGGTTTGAGGAGGCAGTCCGCTTTCAGCGCGAGTACGACAGTGCCGAGCGGCGCAGTCGTGCGGCAGACGACGACGCCGCGAGGCTCGAGGTGTGGGTGAAGTTCTGGCAGCGGTGGCACGTATGCCGCTATTCGCGCGCCCACGAGCACATACGCATCATCGCGTGTATGCGCCTGGGTGACCGCTGCGAGCCCTACGTCCGCGTAGACCTCGGCGGCCCAGAGGGGGCGCAGCCCGAGGGCGGTTGCAAGTTGGAATCGCTGTACTACCAGTGGCTGCTCGCCGGCGACGGTGAAGTGGCAATGCGAGCCGACATTCTGAGGTCGTGCCTCGAGTATACGGCGGACCGCGTTCACCTCGGCCTGGAGCTGCTCGACCAGGCGAGCCAATCCGAGGAGGATGAAGACGATGAGTAGCGTGCTGATCCTGTGCGTGGGCATGGTCTACGCGGTGGTAGCGTTTGACCAGTGGAGCAAAGGCGACGGCGGCATGGCGATCGCGTGGTTGGGCTACGCGCTCGCGAACGTGGGCCTAGCAATGAGCGCGAGGTGATCGTGCGTGAACGAAAAAACCCCGCGGGCCGATTACAGCGGCCCACGGGGTTGAGGTGGCAACGTGCCTTGATCATAACACGGTGCCGATGGACGGCAAAGCGACCCCCGGCGGGCAGGCGGCGGACCGATAAACCGCGCGGCCGACCCCGCCGGGGGTCGCCCAAACCTCGGATACAATGAGCGACGCCCTCGGGGGTCGCCGCCGTGTTCGACGAGGACGACGACGACGACCTGGACGGCACTATCGTCGAGTTCTTGTAGCCCCCCCTCGCGGGTGGTGAAGTTTGGTACACTGTAGTCGCCCGCTCGGAGCGACACGGTGCCGACGAACGACGACGTCATTGATGCGGTGGCTGCGAACCTCGCGCAGCCGCGTCGTGCGCGTACCGACGCCGGCGAGGTAGAGCAGCACGAGCTCGACCGCCAGGTCGAGGCCGCGCGGTTCGTGATGCAGGCCCGCGCGACGACGAACCCGCTGTCGTGCCTCCGAATGGCCCGCATCGAGTCCCCGGGGGCCATGGGCTAATGGGCCTGCTCTCTCGCATCCTGGGTCCGTCCAGGTCTGGCACCGCCAGGCGCGAAGTCTCCGCGCGCTACGATGCCGCGCAGACGTCGGAATTGAACCGCAGGCACTGGCAGGCGGCCGACACCCTCTCGGCGGACTCGGCCCTGACGCCGGCGGTGCGGCAGCGTCTTCGCTCGCGAGCCAGGTACGAGGCCGCGAACAACGGCTACCTCGCCGGCATGACGAACACGAGGGCCACCGACCTCGTCGGCACCGGCCCCCGGCTCCTGCTCGACTGCGGACCCGACGCCGACCAAGAGCTCGTGAGCATCGTCGAGGACAACGTCTACGAATGGGGGCAGGCAACCGCGCTCGCCGCCAAGCTGCGGACGATGAGTATCGCGAAGGCAATCGACGGCGAGTCGTTCGCGATCGTGACGAACAACTCGGCCCTCCGCGGGGTGCAGCTCGACCTCCGGCTCGTCGAGGCTGAAATGGTCGCCGACCCGGTCGTGCGAATCGACCTAGCCGGCGCGGTGGACGGAATCCGCTACGACGCCGACGGCAACCCAGCGCAGTACTACCTGCTCGACCACCACCCGGGATCGACGAACCTCGGCGCGACGATGGCGGGCCGCTGGATCGACGCCCTGTCCGTCCTGCACTGGTACCACGCGACCCGGGCGGGTCAGTCTCGCGGAGTCGGGGAGGTCGTGCCGGCCCTCGAGCTGTTCGCCATGCTGCGGCGATATCAATACGCGGTCGTCACGGCGGCCGAAACCGCCGCCGCGTTCGCCGCCGTGCTCAAGACCACCCTTCCGCCGGAGGCCGTCGCTGCGCCGTCGATCGATGCGTGGGAAACCATGCCGATCACTCGCGGCATGATGACGATCGCGCCGGAAAACTGGGAACCGTATCAGCTCAAGGCCGAGCAGCCGACGGAGTCGTTTTCGGCGTTTGAGCGTCGCATCCTCATGCAGATCGCTCGCGCGATCAACCTGCCGTACATCGTCGCCACGATGGACGCATCGGGTGCGAACTACTCGACGATGCGCGGCGACTACCTCGTCTACCGCAAGCACCTGGCCGCCGAGCGTGCCGAGCTCGAGCGCGTGGTGCTCGACCCGGTGCTCTCAAGGTGGCTCGACGAGGCAGCGCTGATCGACGGGCAAATACCCGACGGCCTCCCTCCTCGCGACCAGTGGTCGTGGCGGTGGGCCTGGGACGGCCACGAACACGTAGATCCGGTCAAGGAGGCGACTGCCGAGCAGATTTCCCTCCAGGCCCATACGACGAGCCTGTCCGAGGTGTGCGCTCGCCGCGGACGCGATTGGAGGCAGGTGCTTCGGCAGCGGGCCGCGGAGCAGGCTTTCGCGGCCGAGCTCGGCATCGACCTGCAGCCTGCACCGCCGCAGCCGTCACCGCAGGAGGCCGACACCAATGCATGACCTTCGGCTCGCCTCCGAGGCGACGATCACCTGCCCGCCGATTTCCGCCGACGGCGAGTCCGCCAGCCGGCCGACGTTTCGCCTGGTCGGCTACACCGGCGCCGCGATTCGCCAGGCGTGGTCGCGCAATCCCCTCGTGGTCGATCTGGCCGGCCTGCAGGACGCCGGCCCCGTCGCCGTCATGCTCGGCCACGAGTACGACGTCGATCATGCCGTCGGCCAGGCTTCCAGCGTCACGAACACAGGCACCGAGCTCATCGTCGAAGGCGAGGTCATCGGCGGCTCGCCCGAAGTGCAGAAGGTGCTCGACCTCGCGCGTGCCGGCTGGCAGTTCCAAGCGAGCATCGGAGCGAACGTCGGCCGCATCGAAAACATCGCGGCCGGCGAGCAAGTGACGGTAAACGGCCGCGAGTTTTCTGGCCCGATCTCTGTCGTGCGAGCCAGCTCGCTGCGTGAGGTGTCGATCGTCCTGTTTGGAGCGGACCCACATACGTCCGCCGCTATCGCCGCGGAGGCGAATACGGAGTGTGAACCCATGGCGCAAGCCCATGACAAGCCCGAGGACGTCGTCGCCTCGGAAGCCACGGCGACGGGCGCCGTGGGCGTGATCCCCGTCACCGCCGGCAGCGACGGCGCGTCGCTGATCGACGCCGACACGGTCGCGGCCAAGGTGCTCGAGAAGATCCGCGGCGACATCCTCGCGAACATTCGCGCGGAGCGGCCCGCCGC